CGGCCATAAGGAGTTACCTCTTAGGCAATACGGATGATAGCGTTTGTTGCGTCGGCTGTTGGGAACTGAATAGTGAAATCACCGTTGGTCGAAGTTTTGTCCGAACCAAACGCCAAGAGAACAACAGAATCCGTTGTGCCTGTGCCGCCACCCGTCTGGGTGTTGTAGATCATCGCGCCGTTCGCAGTGATTGTAGACGACGAAAACGTAAGGTCGTTGAAATCAGTGAACGCCGTTGTGCCGGAAGACGTCGGAGTGACGTTAACCAACGTACCGCCGCCAGCAGTGTAGCCAGTGCCAGACACCTCGTTTGTGGTCGAGTAATCCGTTGTGGCCGCACTCAAAGTTGCGCTGCTTGTGAACAAAGCCAGCTTGTAAGCGTCGGCTCCGTTAGTAAAATCGTGCTTGCCTTCAAGTAGTTCTGTCTTGAAGGACGTACACATTGCTTGTGTGATCGCCATTTAAAGTCTCCTTATCGCGTCAGCTAGTTCAGGGTGCCCTGCATCATTGAGGGCATTATACACAGTTGTGCGGTCGCTGCGAATAGCTTCTCGCATATAAAAAGCGACGACCTTCTCCATGTGCTTTTGAAACGCCTTCGCCTGATCTCGTATCGCAGGGTGCGCTTTGTCAGAAACGCTGATCAGTTTTTCAACACAGCGTTCCGCAACTTCGTCCGGAGTAAACCCTCTGTTCTCAGTGGTCTTCACAACCATGAAAGGGGTCTCAGGGACACTTACATCTAACTTAAACATTACTGCTTTGGCCTTATAACTTTGCCAACCCGATACTCTTGGGTGGTCTCTTTAGCTTCGCCCAACATCTTCAAGCCTATCATCGACTCGTTAAACCGTTGATTGTACTGCTGCATCACATCAGGTTCGCCCTTCATAAAGATGTAGGCCTCAACCAATGCGCCGTACAGCAATGCTAACTCACCGTTCTGACTAATCCAAGTGGTTCCGTTAGCGGCCCCTGCCGTGATACTAGCCGGGCGGTACAGATAGTGTAACTCCACAACGTAGTTAACATCTGGCGTGGGACCAACAAGGAAGTTGGATACGTCAAACTGAGAGTAGTACTTCGGAACACCTTGTGTTGCAGTGTTCGGGTTGTACATCTGTACGAAAGAAACGTCTTTGTACTCGATGAACTCTCGAGATCCGTTCAAAGTGTAGCTTAAAGAGAACGGAGCCAAGAAGTCGCTTGGGCAGTTCAAGTACGGATTAGCCGCTGTCAGCGTAGCCGTCTGGTTTCTACGGAACAGGTCCAGCTGCACATTCTTCAGAATGCGCTCTTCAGAAGCACGGATGAACAAAGGCAGGTTGTTCACAAACGTGGTCTCTGTGTTCTCAGTGTAGTCTTGGATAGCCTGCTTTAGCTGATCGTATGTAAAACTCATGTCGTCACCACCACTACTGTTCCCACGGAACCTGTCGCAACAAGATTGTCCGCAGGGGACAGGCCAGGTTGCGCATTAAAACCGACGGGGTTCCAGCCCCATTGAATAGCCCGCTGCTCTGCAAGACCAGATTCGGGCCGAGGGTTTCGAAGGGCCTGCGGATCAGGCCCTACCTTGGGGGGATACAGTTGGGGATGTTTCGGCTCATACTCGTCAGGGCCAACCTTGGCTCCTGTCCACTCGACCTTCATCTCACGCAGACGGTAACGCCGTCCAGAGCGATCTGATATTCCCCAAGCATGTTTTCCACTAGCGTATGACATTAGACCCTCAAGTAACGAATGCTAGGCTGAAGTTTCAAAGGAGTTCGACCTTCGTCTTCGTCCGCCGCACGTTGGAACTCTTCTTCGTAGATGGACTTCAGGATCTGAATGCGCTCGGGAGCCCGCTTCACAGCAAGGTAGTAAGCTAAACCTGCTGCCATACACGGGTAAAACCGGAACGGCAGGTCCGTTGTGTTCACCATGGAGTCCGCGTCTTGGATTCTGCGAACGTAGTAATAGATCAGTTGATCCGTGGAGTTCTCTGGGACAGCCCACAGGTTGATGACAGGATCAATCTGCCTGTCTAACCAGTACTGGCTTGTGCGGCCCTGAGTTGTTTTGTTCGGGAGCGTTGCATAGTCCCCACGACTAATGCGCTCAACCTCGTAGTCAGTGTTGTTGCGGCGAAGAACTACGTCCAGCAAATCGACGACATCAGACTGCAAAGTCTCTTGTGCTTGCCCCTGCGTCAAGGTGATCGTCGCCTGCTTCACAGTCCACAGATTTAACCCGCGGTTAGCCCAGTCAGCGAACATCAAGTTCATAGACCGACGTGCCGTCTTAGCGTCGTAGCCCGTGCGGACTTCTAGCCCACACCGCTCATACGCTTCCTCGATGATCTCACCGACGTCGAGGTTAAAGTCTCTTGATCCTGATGTTGTCATTCTATCAGCCCATCTTTGTGTCGCGAACACCGCGCCCAGCCATTACACAGCCGCCGTTCTTGTATCGCACCATACCACCATTCTTCTTGCCTTGCGAATCCTTTATCGCTTTAGCAGTAGGGGCACCTCTATCGCCGGGGCTACGCATGCGTTCTCCGCTGCCGCCCTCAATGCGTTCTCTCTTCTTTTGGATGTTGTCCCATAGTCCCGGCTTACCCATCTTACTGTCCTTTTCTGGAGGCTTGGAAACTTGGAACGCTGTTTGTCCCCTTGATATCGTCATAGTGGTTGGCCCTTCTAACTAAAAAATCTTGCCACATAGGCTTGATCATCTCGTAGTTCTCTTCAACCCTATACGAAACAACAGCAACTTCAGCTTTCATTTCAGAAACCTGTAGCGCACCCCAGCTTAACACCCCAAGAGAAACCACAGAAATAATTTGCTGAAAGTCAAGTTTCATTTCGTCACCACGCCTTACAAGACCAGTACTTGGCCTTTAATTTATCTAATGTACCTTTATCACAACCATGCCGCGCACGGAAAGACTTACGACGCTCTGGATTGGATTTCTTAATAGTCATGTTGGCATCGCCAAACCGGACAATCTTTTCTTTGCCTTTGTCGCAGGCCTTCACAACAGACTTCTTCCCGCCAGAGATCTGGCGTTTCGGCACGTTGCACTTCATCTTTGACTTGTCGATCTTAGCCATCAGAGTGGGCCCTCGTTCTGGATCAAGATGCCCTCGAACGTCGCGCTAACTTCCGCAGTAGCGGAGTTGGAACTCGTCTGTGCGCGGCACTCTATATCTGCCTTCTCGGGTATCTCTAGGGGGTACTGAAAGTCGTAAAATATCTCACCCGATTGCAACGTGTCATCCATCCTTGTTCTGAACACATTAGAACCAAAGAGACGCACATTGAAGTTGGTGGTGATATACGCATTCGACGAAGACAGGGCCGCTGTCCAAGTGACAGTGTTGACGTAAAGAGTATGTCCTGCGGGCACAGTGTATAGAGCCAACTGCGTTTGATTGCTGACGTTTAGATTAGCGTAGATGACGTTAGGAACTCCAGCAGTCGCACCCAAAGAGCCAACATAGACCTCTCCTGCAGATGTGCCGCCCGAACCAGCCAGTGTGATAAACGCTCTGAACACACGAAGCCAAGTGCCCGGTAAGGCCACTTGGGTCTGCCCGTTTAAGTCTACCGTTTCGGTTTTTACATTATAGTCCGTATCTAGACCTTGGACTTCCACCGAGTTGGAACCAGTGCCGCCTGCGGTATCTGCCGCGCTGGAACTGCTGACGTACAGTGTAGTAGGCACCGTTAAATACGAGTAGATGCCCCCCTGATGCCAGATGGTCTCTTCATCCGCACTAACAGAAGGGTTCGTGCCAAACTTGTTTAAGGGCGAGTGTCCAGGGATTTGACCCCTAGACACCTGTAGCTCAAACGGCTCAGACGTTCCGACCTGTGATATGGACCGAAGAGTATAAGCCACTGGAATCTCCTACGACAAGATGATCGTAAGCTGGTTCGCTGCACCCGTAAAGGCATCGATGTACACCCCGGCGGTGGCAATAATGCCGTCGTCAGGAATGTTCATAACGTGATGCCCCGTAGGAAACGTCTGCGTCAGCAAAACTGTGCCGTTAGTGTCTCCGTTCTTGATCGTGAACGCGCCAGCTGCGGCAGCGTAAATCACAACTTGCCGGAGACGAGAGCGACTAGGCCCAACAACCGCAGCCGTTGTGCCTTGAACCCAATTATAGGCGGTTACTGGACCTGCCATGGTTTATTCCTTTTTCTTTGGAGGACGGCCACGTTTCTTCTTAACAGGTGCATCCGTCCACGCCTCATTTACATTCGGAGTGGATGGATCATCTGCTTTAAGTGTGCCGTTCTCGTTACGCGCACGAACCTTAGTTGTCTCGATGGGGGAACCATCAGGGCTTAGTCCGCGCCGTGCAAGTTCTTCAGCGGAAGGTGCTTTAAATCTACTCATAAGCTAACCCCTTATGCTGCAGCGATTGTGGCACCTGTATCAGAACGCTTCCAGTCTGTGCCATTAGAGAAGGCCAAGATAGCTGCGCCTGCTGCGCCGTTGGAAACGTACACAAGCGTACCAGCCCCAGCATCAGAAGCGGAGGGGGCGGTTGCAACTGTGTATGTTGGAACTTTGATGTCGCCGATAAAACCAGCGGTTGAGGTCACTGGACCTGAAAATGTAGTCGAAGCCATTATAGTACCCTTTGCATAAGGATTCGCTCTGTAGTCTATGCAACGTCAGGAGGGCGGAAACCTGTCTACAAAGCTGATGTTTGCCCTAGTGCCAGCAGAATACACCAGCAATAAACAAAAAGAAAGGGGCGATCCGAAGACCGCCCCAGTCGCAAAACCTAATGGGAGGATTAGGCTTATGCAGCGCCTGGTGAACCGAATACCGCGCGCGGATCGGAGAAACCAAAGCTGTAACGCTCACGTGCCTTAAAGCGCATGTTGCCTGTGTCGAAATCGGCTTCCATGCCGGTCGACAGAGGCGTACGCTCGAAGTGTACAAAGCCACGAGGTGCGTCAGTCTTGATGAAGAACGCATCAGGGTCTGTGAGGAAGTCGTTGACGGTATAACCATCAGGCAACATACCCATAGAACGGATCGCGTTCACATCGTTGTCTGCTGTACCAACGCGGAGGTTGGACACCATCAGACGCTCTGCAATAAATTGCAGCTGACGTGGGATAATAAGCTTCAAACCGCGAAGAGCAATCTTCATGCCACGCTCATCAACAAAACCAGCGATGTTGATCAAAGCATCTTCAAGAGATGTTTCGTTCAAATCGGCAGCAGTTGATGGTTCGTTAGCAAACGAACCGCCGTTGGAGAGTGGGTGGTCAGTCGCACAAAGCGCCTTACCGTCACCACCCGCTGAAGCACCGCCAGTAAAGGCGTTGTTCAGAACGGCTGCAGCTTTAACCTGCTTGGAGTGAGCCATTGAACGTGCGAGAGCGCGTGTGTAACGCGAACCCAGACGGTCGTAGAGATTGTCCTCGACAGCTTCCTCTGTAAGAGAGAAGGCCAGCGCAACAGTCTCATGGTTGTACCGAGCAGTGTATGCTTCACCAGCTTCATCAAAGTTGATGCCAGAACCCTCAGATTTAGTCGGTGCTGCCCCAAAACCGGTCAGCATGACCTCCTCTTCGAATGCACGATCAGAAGACTCAGTGGTGTAGATTTCGGAGTGCTGGTTTTCATACCGACCATACTCCATGCCAAAGAGGGCGTTAAGACCCGGCTCCAGCTCTTTCGCGAGTTGTGCGCGTGAAATAGCCATGTTTCAGCCCTCCTTTATACGCCTGTCGTCGAAACAGTTCCACCAGCAATCGCGCCGTTAGCGGAATTGAAGTGGTTGTTCAGACGAACGATTACAGGGATACCAGCTACAGTGAAGTCTGCGTTGTCGGGGTCCTCTTGGATACCCATGATGCGCAGGTTCAATGTGTTGGTGGCGGCGATAGTGTCCAGATCTAACGTAGCAGTGGACATACCAGTTGCAGTTGTGCCGCCAGTAGCAAGCGCCATGTCTGCGTTTGCAAAGATTGCAGCACGTACTTCTGCTTCGGTGTTAGCCGCAGCAACGACGTTAGACGTCGCGACCACAAACTGCTGCATTGGGTCGTCATAGACGAACGCCTTTACAGGAAAGTTTGTGTCTGCGCCCGAACCGGGCCAGCTGTTAGAAAAGATTGTTTCACCAGTGGTAGAGGAAACATATTCGCAGCCCGCGAACACACCCAACAGACCTACTGTACCACCCTCAGCGGAGCCAACGATGTCAATGACACCTGCAGCAAGAGGGATGACAGGAGAACCCTGATAGATTGCGTTCGTGTTGCCTGCAGCAATACGATACTCAGTTGCACCAGTGCTGTTGGTATTCTGACCCACTTTTCCAATGGGACGAAGACCGAATGCGCCATTTGTATTGGCCATTTGACAGCTCCTTTAGCTTTCAATTAATCGGAAGACCCACGTCCTCCGAAGGATACACGACTTTGCCGATTGTTTTGAATCGGCATTGAAGGATGTGACTCCTTCATTAGGTCCTGATCGACAGCCTGCATCTGTTCGCGGGTCCGGGTCCCGTAATACGCGGATCTTTCTTGGGCAGTTTCGATAGGGATGCGGCACAGCATCAGACCACCTTGGCCAATCACACCTGCGTGACTACCAGAGTCAATCACAGGAACGTGATAGTTTGGATATTCATCAGCGCGGACAGGTTCCCATCCTTCACGGAGCTTGGCGTTGACATTCATTTTGTCCTCCTCGCCTCGCATAGCTGTTCTTATCCAACGATGCACATAGCCCTCAGGGGCAGCAGGTGCTTCAAGGTGACTGGGCGGAGCCCATGGTTTTCTGCGCGACTCTTGTTCGCGGGTCTCAGTTGCTCGTGGAGCTCGTTTGTTATCAGCCATCAGATCAATCCTTCACGTACTTGGCATATTCTTCCAAAGGGACGTTCAGCCGTTTCGCAATTGCGATCTGCGACGGTGAAAGCTTCACGGTCCTACGCCCTGATTTAGTGCTGCGGGATGCAGAAGAGCCAGCAGGTGCGACCTGGTTCCTCCCCGGTTTCTTGTCCACATTAAACTTGTTCGGGAACTCCGAACGCATTCTGCGGTCAATCTCACTATAGTACTCATCGCTCTGTGGGTCAAACCCCTCTTCCTCGACAAGTTTACGGTGAACTCCAAACGCGGCGTATGTCATGACTTCGTCTTGACCAAACCACGTATTTGTCTCAGCCCAGCTCTGCGCCTTTGCGTCAACCGGGGCAGGCGCTTGCTGCTGAGGCTGCTGCGCGTACTGCTGCGCTTGCTGTTGTGGAGCAGGGGCCTGCAAACGCTGGTCCGCGCGTCGCTTGGCTAGCTCGTAACGATCATTGTCAGAAGTCGCACGGGCCAAAGCCTCCTGCGCTTCGATCATCTTATCAGTGTCCCCAGAGTCATACGCATCTTTATAGTTGCGACGGGCAGAGGTAACTTGAGCCTGGATTCGTGCACCGTACTCGTTAAGATAACCACTATCCAGCTGTTGTAAACGGCCTTCTAGGTTTTGTTTCTCTTGCAGCAGCTGTTGGGCCACGCGAACAGCCTCTTGGCGGTCACGCTCCTCCTTGCGGAACTTCTCAGTCAAGCGAGAGATGCGTTTTTGCACACCCTTACTGTAAGACTCCAACTCCTCAGCGTTATCATCAGGCCCCGTCTCCGGCGCACTGGAAGCGGCCTCTTCTACGTATTCAGAAACCTCCTCTTCTTGCTCGATGATGATCTCTTGATCATCATCTTCAATGGGCTTTTGTGCTTCTGCAGACATGTTCGTCTCCTCAAACAGATTTGATATCAGTAGGTTCAAGAACAGTGGCGATCACTTCATCATCATTAATGATACGGATCTCTCCACCTTCGATCTTGAACCGGGAACCGGCGTACCGGCCAATGCAGACCCAGTCGCCTTTTTTGCACCACGGCTCAGAGTCGGGCCCAAACTTGTCGGCGTCCTTGTATGCAAGAGGCCCAACGCTCAAGACATAGGCAACAACTGTCGCCACGCTTTCACGGTCCCGGATCTCATCCGGTATATACAGGCCGCCCTTAGTTTGAGTCTCTACCTGATAAGGCATGACTAAAACCCGCCAGCCTGTCGGCTGAGGAAGGCGATCTAGTAAGGGCTTTTCCACAAGGGAGGGGTCTAGTACGCGGTCCTTAGGGTCCACGTACGAACTGTCGAGAGAAGGTTCCGCGCTATCTCCAGTAGGAGCAGCAGTCTTAACTGCTTTTTCAGCGTTGATTTTCTGCGCAACATGGTCAGGAAGATAAAGTTTCTTCGTCATAATCTGCGTTTTTCTCCAGCAGGGACTTCATTTCAGCCGAAGCGTAGGATAGCCCCCGTAACTCTCCTACCAGCTTTTTATACTCCTCCCAATTTGGAAGGCCGTCGGACGCCATAACATCCTTGATGTACTGCTCCCGCTCACGCAACAACTTATACACACGTGATGCGAAGTCTACAACATCCATTATAGGTACTCACCATAATCATTTTCCAAGTCAGAGGTGATTGGACCACCTTCTACCCACTTATCACATGTATACTCCGCGGAGCAACAAAATTTCAAAAGCTGGCAGTAGCCCACTTGACCAGAGTCATCTCCGATGCATTCCAGGATTTCTTCGCTCTGGTTGTAGGCAGCACAGTTTCCACAAACGTCACTCAACCGGAACGCGCCGCTCTCCGATGGATCTCGGTACTCAGCAACCTCGATCGCCTCCTCCCGGTTCTTGTTGTTCAGGTCAGAGTCCTTCGTAGCAAGAGGACAGCTCAGTCCGTCCTCGGTCTCTTCGTACTTGTCGACAGGGGTCATCTCCCCAAAGGTAATCGTAATAGACGGCATCAGAATACTCCTCTGAAAGTTTGGGAACGAACAATCGGGCTAAAGGCTTTTACCACCCCACCCTCTGCCTTTTTCTGCGTAGCTGTGTCCAACGCAATAGCTACGGCTTGTTTCTGTGGGTAGCCCTCGTCCCGAAGCTTCGAGATGTTGGAAGATACGGTCTTCTTAGACTCACCCTTCTTCAAAGGCATCAGCTGCCTCCTTGGTTTCGCTGGGCCGCCATCTGCATTTGTGCAGCAATGCGCTCGCGGTTCACATCATTACGCTCATCTGCCACGTCTTCTTGTAGCTCTAAGCGAGCAGCTTCCGAAGCGGCCTTCTGCTCCAGCTTGGCTTGGTCAATCTGCAGTTTAGCTTGGTCAATCTGGCCGTCCTGCATAATCTGCTGCTGCTTGAGCTGAAGCTCGGTGTTACGAATCTGCACCAGTGGGTCCGCCATAGGGTCTGGCGCCGGCGGCATAATCTCAGGAAGCATTTTATCGAGGATCTGCTGCTGCAAAAGAGCCGCGTAATCTGCGGAATGCTTAGGGTCTTGCAGAGCGGCTTGTGTTTGAGCGATCTGCTGCTGCGCCTGCTGCGGATCAATAGCCCCTGTCTGAGCGGCTATCTGCACCTGTTGAATCAACTCTTGAGACTGCTCTATCATCTGTTGGCGAGCCAACAAGGCAATATGCTCCATAATGTGGGCGAGTAAACCAGCAACAGCAGGAGGCGAGGCCTGAACCAAAGGCAACTTGAAAAACGAAACGTGCGCTTGGATATGCGCCTCGTGGTTCTGATCTGGGAACGCCTGCAGGGGTGTACCGACGATGGCACGACCGTTTTCCATTGCTGGGTCCATCGGCTGCGGCTTCGGAGCGGGCGGAAGTATCTCGTCAATGTTCTGCACCTCCAAGGCTTGGTACATCCGGCGGTACGCAGCATGCAGGTTGTGCATCTGAGGGTTCGACTGAGCTAACTTCAGCTGCTCCTGAGCAAGCGCAACGCGCTGCGCCATAGAGAAGATGTTCGGATCGCTAACAGGTAGGATGTCTACGCGTCCGTCAAAGTCCTGCTCTTTAAGCTGCTGGTTATTACCCTCGAGTTGGTACGGGTAAGTTGTAGGTAGGTTTTCTGAAACAATCCGTGCAAGGATTTTAAACTCTTGTTTCTGGCCGTGGTGCAGGCGCTTGTGAATTGCCGACAGCACTTTCATCCCGCGCTCAAGAAGAGCGACAGTTGTGCCTACAGGCTGTTCCTGGCCCATGTTCTGCGCCTGTTGATCCGCAACAGAAACAAAGCGGCGCCCACCCTCTACCAACGCGCCCAGCAATTGAGCCAAAGCAGCTGACGGTTCCTTGTATGGGAGAGGTATAATAGCGTCTCGAATGTTGCCGCCAGGGGCATCGATGTCACGGAACTCTCCGGGCTGTAACGGCTCGTCACTGTTCGCCACCCGCATGCCACGAGCCTTGAAACCCGCCGGCAGGTTTGACAACGTCCCCGCATCGATCAACTGGCGCAAGATGCTAGTAGCGGCGCGTCCTAGCCCACCAATCATGTGCGTCAGACCAAAGCCATAGAACCCCAAACCTGGAAGGAACTTGTACGGAACGAAGTACGGAATAGCTTCACGAGTCGGATCCTCCTCAGCATAGTTGCGGCGAATAGCCAAAACTGTGTTGCTGCTACGGTCTAGCGAGACAATGTACGGTAGTTTGATGCCAGTAGGTTCTCCGTCCATACCCATGTCTTCAAAGCCATCAAGGTCTAGCTCAACGTGCATCTCAAGGATAGTACGTGTGTCGTCAGTGTAAGACGTGCGTGATGTTCCCTGCAGCTCGTCAACCTTGCTGCGGACCTCGTTAACTTCTTCGTCTCCGTCATCTGTCAGGTCGACATCACGATAGAAACCAGAGACCTGCATCTTGCGGACTTCGTTGTCCGTCATCTTCAGAACGTGCGTAATACGAGGGGCGCTGCGCAAATCCGTGGCGCTGTACGGTACAACAACGTCTTGAGCTGGGACGAACCGAGCAACCGGGCGCTGCTTCGCCTGGTCAAAGTAAAGCTTCTTGAACGTCATCCCAGACAACGGGAGATAAAACAGCATCTGATCAGTGTCAGAATCGTATTCGTCCATGCGGTCCAGAATCAAATAGTTCAGGTAATCCTTCACCCGCTTGGCCTGCTGTTCCGTATCCGCGTTCTCCAGACCTAGAACCTTGGTTTTAACTGGGCCGCCTGAAGGCAGTAACTCTTTGTAGGCCTGTGCCTGAAACTGAGTGACGCTCTCAGCTACAAGAGGATGCGTCACGTTAGAGGCACCTTCAAACGGGCTGCTGCGCTCTTCCGTCTTTACACCAAGAAGCTCAAGCCCCTTAACGTAAGTTTCTTCCCAATCTTCACGGGATGACAAGTCATCCTCAAACGCACCCACCAGATCAGAGGCAATATCACCCAGTACATTGTCTTCTAAGAACTCTGAAAGGTTAGCGTCAAACGGAATCAACTCTTCCTGGGGCACCTCTTCCATGCCCATAAGAGCCTCGATTAAAGCACCGTCCGGGGTCTCAGTAACCTGAGCACCACCTTCGAACTCCTCAGGAAAATTTAGAGGTATCTCAACACTGGTGTCCATCTGCTGCATGTCAGGCGCAAAATTGTTGCGATCCATCATGTTCCCGAAGGGCTGAGGAGGTAGGGCCATTAATAGTACTCCCGTTTGCGAGGCACTTGATCCCTAAAGTCCAAGTTCTCTTCATCATGTATCATAACGAACCCGCCTTGGCGGAAACGTATCAAAGCTAAGGTCATGCTATCACAAAAGTCGTCATGGTCACCATTCGGAAAAGAAGATACCTCTTCAATTACTTCTTCCGCGAAGCGTTTATCCTGTGGCGCCCATACTAACCCCGCCTCAAAAAGGGGTGATACCATGTGCATTCTTGTAGTCTTGTCTACACCACCTCCGCCCGCTCGTCTACCGGGGGAGAATCCAAGTGCAGGAATACCCCTGGATCGCATCTCGTCAATCAACGGGCGCCCAGTGGCTTTCGCCTCAACAATTACCATGTCAGGCTCCCAGTACTGGTGCTCCTCAAACGCAACCTCTTTTAGCTCAGGAAAACTCCACCTGCCGCGCTGGCCATCCAGAAGTATCAGGTGGTCCTTGCCATCGTCGTCATGCTCAAAAACACCCCACGTTGTGATAGCAGAGTAGTCAGCACTCTCTTTCTTAGAAAACGCCGTATCGTACGCCTGAATAATATACTTCAAAGGCGGGATGTCGTCCTTATCCCAAACTCTCCACCACTCCTTGCGAACAATAGCACCCCCCGCAGACGTAGGCTGCTGCTGCCACTGAGCCGACCACTTCTGGGCAGGCAAAGAAGCCTTGATCGAAAGCAACGAGTCCTTGTCCCAGAACTCCGGCCATAGAGGAGTACCAGAAGGTAGTAACGCAGGGAACTCAACAACCTCCCACTGATCAGACATGGGATCAGCCGACTGGTTCGCAATCAACCGACCAGTCAAATCCTTCTTACCCCAACGGGTCATAACAAGAATAATAGCACCGCCAGGTTGCAAACGCTGCCGAGGACCAGAAGTGTACCACTCATACGCATGGTCAAACGCAGTCTCACTCATCGCGTCCTGCTCCGAGTGAGGGTCATCAATAATAAACAAATCCGCACCGCGGCCCGTGACCGCAGCGCCAACACCAGCCGCAAAGTACTCGCCGCCCTTTTCAGTGCCCCACTTACCAGCACCCTTGTTGTCTTCTTTCAAATTGGTGTCAGGAAAAATCTCTTTGTACGCAGGATCGTCAATCATATCCCGCACCTTGCGGCCAAACCGAACAGCAAGCTCGGTGTTGTGCGTAGCCTGAATAATCTTGAGCTTAGGGTTCCGGCCCAAGAACCATGCCGGCATCAAAAACGAAGCAAACTCAGACTTAGAATGACGTGGCGGCATGTTGATAATCAACCGCTTCAACTTGCCCTGAGCCACCTGCTCCAACTTTTCAGCAATTATCCTGTGATGAGCGCCCTCAATAAAGTTCTCATACACATGGTGAGCAAACGGCATGAAGTTGTTCGTCGCCGATTCCCGAAGCGCCAACTTAGAGTTAGCCTGCGTAAGAGAAAGAATCTCCCGCAATACGTCGTCAGGTAAAGCCTCTAAGTTAGCCATTCAAACGTACCCGATAGTTGCCGCCAACATGGTCAAAACCAACGCGCTCTAGCAACTGGCCCGTGCGCTCCGCAAACAAACCCGTCGAAATACCCATGTAAAGCTCCGTGGCCCCGTTGTCTTTGGCCCAGGTCCTAAACATCTTGAGCATCTTAATAGCGGCCCGCGAACCTCGGTACTCAGGCAGCACATACCAAGCATAGTCGTTTGCAACAGAGCCCTTGCTGAACACATAGTTAGAAATGCCGCCACACAAAATGCCAACAGGGACGTTGTCATCCGTGTACGCAACCACACCAAAACCGCGCGGGTTGTTAATAACCATGTTCAAAATAGAGTTTGCTGATGTCTCAATGTCCAAAGGAACTACCTGAAAATCAGTCTCTTTATGCATCTCGAAACCAATCCTCAAGATGTCCTGCAAACGCTCAATGGCGAATGGTTTATATTTCATTACACTAAACTAGCGATTCCTAACCGCTTCAAAGCACGACCACCACTTCCCGCACGACCGGGGGTGATCCTCGCTCCAAGGTCCGCGGCTTTTGGCGCCCCTCCTGAAAGTCCTGCTAACTCTAAGTACGACAGGGCGTCCATAGGGTCAAGCGAAGACTTGTTGATCGCTTGTAGATCAGCTGGTCTTGGCTTGGGACGGTTAGATCCCAGAACACTTCTCGGAGTGATCTCGCCCACCTCGCCGGTCAGCAAGTTATACCCCTCGTTGATCCGTTCAAGATTACCAGCCTGGTACTTAGGGTCTTGGCTATAACGAATGTAATCACTGCCAAGAATGTTTGCCGCCGCGCTGCGTTCGATTTCAGGGTTGTCCAAGAACTCTTCACGGGTCCTCTTGTATGAGGGGTCCGTCTGCATCTCGTTAAAGATAAAATCTGTTTGAGCCTGAATCGCATCAAAACCAGGTGTTATCGTCCCGTCTTCCGCAACTACGCCTTTACCCTTCAGATAGTTCATTACCGCAGGAGCGCGGTCCTTCTGAAAACTAAGCATGCCTACGTTCAAAGCCTCGTTGGCGTCGTCTTTGTGAGTTCCGAACATATACTCAGGGCGAAGGTTATTCTCTCGATAGACCTCCGCCGTCAACGCCTGTGCCTGTGAGTCCGAAAACCCAGAGTTGCGGAATGCTGTGTAAACATCCGTCGCAATCTGCTGAGTGCCCAGATCTTCAAAGCTCGTGCGCGGCGCCTGTGCGCGGCTATAGTTCGGATCAGCCATATTAATAGCTCCCAGAAAAGCCTTTGCCGGAAGACTGCATAGACTTGCAGCCGCGAACAGAGCCGCCGTCACGGAACTTCTGAGTCTTGCCTTCGTAGCTGTCCATAAGACGATCATAATCCTCGGGGCTATAATTCTCCATAGGATCAATGCCGCGAGTGCCACCGCTGGGACTGGCGCCAATGTCCGACGGGCGCATCTTAGGGCGCAAAGACTTCATAGGGGCTGAGGAACGCGCCTTAGGGCGCTTCGATTTCATAGGTCCAGGCATTACAATCTCCAAGGTCCGAGGTTCACGGTCCTCGGAATCTTAACAGCTTTCCAAAAACTTCTCAATAGATATGCGCTGGTTCTCTTCCGTGAACTCATCAGCGCGAATAGTGCAGGAGTGAGAAGCAGTAATGTCCTCAACAGCGCGGAAGAAAACAAGCTGGCGGTCTAATGCAACAAAGCAATACCAACCATGCTTCTTGGACTTCACATTGAATCTATAAGTAAGACGTCCGTTATGGCTATACGCAGAAGGATGCGAGCAGCTCTTGACCTCAACCGCACGAACGTCGTCACCAACCCGGCACCAAAGGTCCGAGTACTGAGTGTCCACCCGATGCGCCTCTACCCCGTACGTCTCCAAGACGTACGCTGCAAAGTACTCACCCGATCGACCCGTGGATGATTCTGATCGCCTCAAGCTTTATCTGCCAAACTGCCCCTGTGAGCGGGACGCTAACAGAACCCAGGTCAAAGTAAAGACTATAGCAAAAGCTCGCGGTAGTGCTGAACCGCCAACCGCTCTTCCTCTAACTCCGCAGCATCACGCTTGCGCTCCGCAATCAATCGACGCAACGCCTTAACATCATAGCCCTTGGACTTCGCAAGTGTAAACAAGTCCTGGCGGTCACGGTTCAAATCAGAGACCTGAGCATCTATGGCCTCAACGTCGCCAACAAACACACGCAACTCCTCAGCCGCAGTGTCAACAGCCTTCATGTTGTGCTTCTTGAAATCGTCGTCATCCTTTAAAGGTACTACACCCATAATTAATCTCCTAAGTTGTCTATGTCATCAAAAATCGCCTGCAAGTCAGGCGGTACAGGGCCTGTCTGATTGCGCCTCGGACCTTGGGCAAACGCAGGCCGAGATGGGTCTAGGCTTGTTTCAGGCCGAATGGGGTCAAAGGTATCATACAAAATATCATCGAAAACCCTTGCTTGATTAAGATCCATTGGAACCTGATCAAAGTACTGGTAGCCTTTAAACCCAGTGTTAAGAGCCGAGTTAATTCGATTAAGATAGCTATTATCGGCGGACCCAATGTATGGGTTCAGCATCTGAAAGGCACTGACTCTACGGGCTGTGGTAGGATTGCCCTCCGCAAGACGAGCCAACATCTCACCTGGGTTTTGTTCATACATCTCCGTAGGGGTAAGATTCTTATACTCTTGGAGTAAGACTTTATACCTTTTGCGCTCGTCCTTGGAAATACTAGGGTCTTTTACGAGATCGTTTAACGCAGCAATTTGCTCATCTCTTACCACAGCCATCTGATCTGTGTTGGCCCCACCCTCCTGATAGGGAAGATTAGATTGATCCTGGTCGAAATGAGCGATCTCATGTTGACGTGTACTGGCATAATCTTCTGGTGATAAGAAAGGCTCCATTTCTATTCTGCTTTCGCCCGGTATATACTGGCCCTGAATACGGTCTGGAAGATCATAGTTGTTTACAACCTCTAAATCAGCGTCTCCATAAGGACGAATCATCTCCCGTGCTTCTTCGCCCATCGGCGTAACAATACGAGCGCCAAGACGCTCCCCGACGAAGTCGCGAATAGGCAACTCAAACTGATCAGCTAAGACCTCCGACGGCAACATGTCGTACTCTGTCTGACTCGGAACAATCATACGAGAGCCAGGAGCTACATTCGGAGCGGGGATGTAGCCCTCAGGGTAATAAAACCTGTTAGCCTGCGCTTGGAGAGCGTTATCTACACCGCCTACGGCAGCCCGTCCGCCCGACTGCACCCCCTTATATCCAGGGATTACCGTCGCCAAAACGCTCGCAGCTTCAAGATGCTGGCCCATCTGCTCGCGAGTTGCATCCTCCGGCAGCGGAGTGTTCAACAAAGTAAAGGCGTCGACAAACTCATCCTTTAGATTAACTAGCGTCCCCATCGGGTCATCATAGGCCGCCTTAACCGCGTCAACCACGCCTGCACCAATAGCCTTAGTCGTGCCCAACGGATCTCGGGCCAAGGACTGACCCAGCAACTCGCCCGTCGTATCATAATCATCGTCAAACCCAATGATGTTATCCAGCAGTTGATAGCCTGTCTGAGCAACATCGCGCAAAGCGCCCGGAGGGACGAAATTAAGATACGATTTTTCGGCCATAGTCTACTCCATAATTTCAAAGTGCGGACCATCAATAAATGGCCGTTTTCCTTGGCTTCGGCGCAAGTCAACATAAGCATTCATGGCCTCTTCCATCGTGCCATCCCAGCCTCGGATATCGTCAATATGCCAAGCGGCACCCCACCGTACAGCAACCCCTACATCGATAGCTCCCTGCTTCATAGCGTCCGCAAGGTCATCGTACAGATTCAACTCCCACGATCCACGCGAACCAATGAAGGCCATGAGGTCAAGAGCGCGACCCTCGATATGCTTGGACTTCATCGTCTTCGAGGCACCTTTGGCTACGAGTTCACGCTGTTCTCCAATGGTTCTTAGCCCACAGATCACACCAAAATCTGTTTTTGTATGGCCTATAGCTGCTTTTGCAACGGCAACTAAACGCTTGTCTACGCCTTCCATTCGGTCAAGGCTCCGTTGTGATAGTTTAAAAGTCATTTCATACCACCTTTCATGTACTTCGATACAGCGCGGCCACCAAACCAAAACGATATTATGGCAGCAAACAAACCAGAGGTAGCATCATCCCAAATCAAAGAAAGAGACCTTCCAAGATCATATCCTTGACCCATCAGCGCAATTGTGGCCGTCACCTTGATGGCAACGAAAAGGCCAAAAAAAACATAAGTGATGACAGGCCGGACGCTACCTCGTAATGCGTTGATAAAACCTCCAGCATCCATGCTATCATGTCTATACAACCCCTCCGTCTCTTTGATCTCAGCCTGCTTGTCCAAAAGGTCCAGCTTCAGCTCATTGCTCCGAGCCATCATGTCCATCTCTAGCTTCATGCGCTCAAGACTGTGCTTGTGCTCCTGACCCGCTCGAAAGAAATTAAGAACCTCCGGCAGAAAAGAAGTACCAAAACCAAGCAAACTTCCAAGTAATGTAATCATTTGTCATAGCTCTCTTTGTGAACAATCTTGTTTGGAGTCACAGTGGTCGTAGACTCTTTCCCCATCCAAATGCCGAACGCTCCCGTGAAAGCCCCTGTTACAACTGAAATCAATCCAGCCTGGCTAACAGACAAATCCGGTTGCGACATCGCCCACTCTAAACAACGTATGTACATGATCGTCGTAACCAACATCATCAAACGTGGAAGAATCTTCCAGTCATCAAGTACCGTCTGTGCCATCACCACTTCCCCTGTTGCTTGCCTATGAAATACAAAACCGCTGCAAGCCCAGCGATTCCAGACATAACAATTATACTACCAAAAGTCCACATTATCAAAGCCTCCTTGATCTCGGCCTTCCGATACGCAGTCTTCCTACGCTGCGCCCTGATCTTGCGGAGCGTGTCCTTGTACTCCTCCAAACCTTTCAGGCCGTGCTGAAACATGATGATCGTCTCAATTTCCTTGCGCATCGCCTGGATCTTCTTCTGAGCAGAAAACGCATCAATAGCAGCTTGCTCCGCCGAGCCAGTCAAAGACGCAAATACACCAGGATTACGCGCCTTCTCAGCCGCGTAATTAACATCACTAACCGCACCAGCAAACTTGCTCAACGCACTCGACGCATCCCGGCCAGCAGCAATCAATGACTTCGCATTGTTTACAGCACTCGCCGCTATGGCTATCGCAGAAATCGGATCAATCATGACTCAACAAACCTTCCAACACAAACCGAGTCGTACGGAATCGCGTACACACGGTCATACCACCTAGCCTTCGTCGTGTTACCACAATCATAATAACACCCCTGAACCAAAAGATTTCCCGCACCCGGAACCCAAACATGGCCAAAAGAAACAAAAACTAAAACACAAACCACGTCACCCACCTAATCGCAAAAATAAAGCCAAGGGAACCCAAACATAACCCTTGGGCCAAGGTGCACGGACCACGGTCCGAGGATAAAAAATATCGCCTATGTCATCCCGCGTTAACATTCCTAAACCCTCCAGAAAACCACACAATAACATCATACAACAAACCCAAATGAAAATACATACACGGTAATTTTTCCGCGGTCCTTGGTCCTGGGCTAGATACAAAGGGGGGGCCTAGTCTACTTGTGGTCTACTTGTTGCCCAATGGAATTAGGTCCAGCATTTTCTAAGGTACTAACAATAAAGGGCGGCGGGGACAGACCGGGGGCCCAAAAAGGGGGGTTAGGGGGTCGAGCATCGTGCCACAGATCGAGATCGTTTGGCTCCAGTTACCCCCGAAGGAAGAGAAGAGAAGGAAGATCGGAGTCGCCTGGTCGGCGACAAGAGTTCCAAGAGCTACGATCCTTGACGGATCGTGCCGGTCTCCGAACCGGGAGTCGGCCAACGGTATGCCCCGTTGGATCGGGCTCATGCGGATTGGATGGCAACCTCAGCGCGAGTCGGTCCAAGGCCCGACTGTCGGCCTGCATCCAAGAATGCCGGAGCCGACCCATAAAGCCAAGGTCATGCCTATGCCCTAGGCTTTATGTCCCTCGCCCTCCCTCAGTTCTCGTCCTTGAAGAGGGACGAGAACTGACGCTCGGGCTCAACTAACACACACACAACGACATCCGGACGATGACCAATCTTGCTCGCGATAGTGTAATTTCGAAAAAGAGTTTCCATAAAGCCCTGCAATTTTTTTAGCGCGTCGGGCCTCGCGTTTGCATCGCCGACGTCGAAACAAATAGTGATCAACATGAACACACGATTGGATGACATTGAGTCCATGCCGATCACTATTTGTGTCAACGCCTATGACTAGATCGCGCTAAAATAATGGCGACCCTGCGGGCTCCTCCTTCGTCGTCGGGGCATTGACTGCAACCTTTTACGTCGGCGGACCAAGGGGCCACGCCTCCTTCTCATTACACCCCTTCTCCGCCAAGTTGGTAACGGCCAGACGGTCGTTATGAGTGCTTGGCATTATCCCAACTAAGGAGGCCATCATGGCTAATACTGAATACGCGACCATCGATGAAACACCAATCCGTACAGTCCTAACACCGAAGGAGATGAAGACTATTTTCAACTCGCTCAAGCACAGCCTCAAGACCGACCCGCAGTTGCACTCTTGGTCGTTAGAGGCGCGACTGTACGATGAGTTCAACGAAATGCTCAACTCAACCTACGAACGACTGAAGGGAGATTGCGATTACAGCATCAAGTACGACGTCAACACAGGAACGTCCAAGCTCGTACTGTCAGAACGTGACAAAAAGGTCACCGGAGCCGACGCTGAGTTGGCGAAAGTTTAACCCAACCGGGGCGGCTCAGGTCGCCCCACCTACACAGGAGACTAACCATGACTAACCTTAAACCACACGGGCTCTTCAACACGCCCGATAGCTTCGAGACCATCGAGGCTTGGATCAACTCTCACAGCAAGGAGGACAGACTACACTTATGGACTGCGGCCATGATGACCTGGAACTACGCAGCCTCAATCGTCAACACAGGAGTAACTGAAGATGCCTAACCCATTCCGTAAAGGAACCGACATCGATACGCCATATGCCACCTACGTCAATCCTCAAGGTTGGGAGTGGCGTATCCTCAAAACCTACAAGCAACCATCAAGCGAGGCCAAAGATCCCTACGCGCGATGGTTCGTGGCAGCACGATCACCGCTCACCGACGGACGTTGGGAGATGGGTGACACATACAAGCAAGAGGTGACCCGCTACGGGCGCCTTCTATCCTCAACCGAAGAATGGAGCACACACTATGAGTAACGCACATCTTACAGAGCAACTCACCGACATCATCTTAGCGATCATACAAGATTCGGTCGACGCGCGTATCGAGCAGAGGATCGCTGACCTGCAAGACGGTATCGACGCCGTAGCATCATTCGACATCAACGACCATCGTGAGGACATCGTCGCTATGGTCGAGGAAGATATCGATCTCGACGACAATTTAACCCAACTACTCAGCGTCAAGACCCTCACAGTCACTCTCGACTAACCAAACCGCGGGGGCTTCGGTCCCCGCACCACCCTCAACTAAGGAGACTACTATCATGAAAAGCGGAATCATTTACAAGGGGCCAAGCCTGCTCGACGGCAAGCCTATTGTGGTTATCGCCACATACTCTAACCGTAACCGCAAGACAGGAGCCGTCGTTCAGACGTACATCCTGACCCTTGAGAATCCTCTCGAAGCCAGCAAGACAGGCCGAGACTCAACCATCTGCGGCAGCTGCGTCATGCGAGGTATGACAACCGAAGACCCCAAGCGTAAGATCGCTGTCGGTCGAAGGTGCTACGTCAACCTCGGCCAAGGTGTCCTGATTGTCTTCAAGGCATTCGAGCGCGGCGTCTACCCAATGGCCGACGATCCAGAAGACAGAACCACCCTCGGCTCTGGTCGGTTCGTCCGGATAGGCACATACGGTGACCCAGCGGCTGTACCTGACGAGGTATGGGAGGACCTGATAGACGAAGCGTCCAACCACACAGCGTACACACACCAACCAGGATGGAGACCTGACATCGCTATGCAGTCAGCGGACAACTACCACGACGCTCAATGGCACTGGGCAATGGGCCGACGCACATTCAGGGTGATTAATAACATCCTCGGTATCGACCCTACTAAAGAGATCCTCTGCCCCGCGTCCAAAGAGGCAGGTCGTCGGGTCCAATGCACAGACTGCAAACTCTGCAACGGATCGTCTAAAGCTAAATCAATCGCAATAGTGGAGCACTAACACCAGAGGGGGAGCTTCGGCTCTCCCTTACCTACGTCAAATAAGGAGTCGCCTAGTCGGCGACAATATTTAAAGAAAAAAATTGAGTGCTGACGCACACACTGTTTCTTGTCCTCGTTCCTCGGACGCGGAAAAGCGCGACAGAGCCGCAGAGCTCAACAAAAAGCCGGCGACAGAGCCGCAGGGCTCGCCGACAGAGCCGCAGGGCTCACAAATCTGCAACCGCGCAAGCGTAATGACAAGCCGATAACTCCTCCAACGCAGCCCAAACCTCACCTTTGCCCGAAAAAGACCGACCAAGGCCCTCAAAACTAGGCGCCTGGGCCACGGACATCGCTTCTCGGCCCTCGATTAAGTGTATTTGCTTCGAAGAGAGGGAGTTTATTAAGAAGAATGAGAGGCCGCCACGAGCGGCGTACGATGTATGCCAAGCAATCTGATGAGGGGAGTGTTTTACGATTAACCTATTTGCTACCTTCAATTCTAGCCAAAACGGGAACCCGTTCAGCATACAATGCACATCAGGCACACCGCCTCCGGCCCTGTTCTCAATCCTCTGGGCGTACCCTTTTGGGGGCATGCTGCCCTTCAATATATTCCAAAATCTCGCCTCTGGTCCCTTGCTCATCTGGTGTCACATCCTTCATGGGCGCCCCTTCAATCTGAAAAGCTTGGGGGTACTGTTGTTGCAAGGCAGCCAATCGAGCGGTGATCTCATCTCGGCTCATCTGATCCATCGTGTTGATGTTCTCTCTCCGGTCGATGGTAAGGCCGCCCAGAGCGGAGCGAATTTTTTCTGCGTTGATGGCGCTGGAGTATTGACCGGCCTCTTCGGCGCCGCGAGACAGATCGTGCAGCCGTTTGAGTTGCCCTATGGTGCTCACACCATACTTACGCTCCCGCTCTTCTCTCATCTCTTGGATGCGCTCCAAAACGTGAGGGAAGTCTTCCCCGTTCAGCATCTTTGCTGCGTACACATGAGATGTGGCTGCGGCAAACCCAGCGCGACGAGCACACTCTGCATTCGAGTAGATGCCTTCGGTGACCAACTTACAAAAGGTTTCCTGTCTGGGTGTCATCTTTCCCTTGCGAGGGTCGGGCCTACCATTGGAGCGGATGGATGTCCCCTCGGGGTACACTTTCTTGACATACTTTCCCACTGCGTCCTCCAGAACGATTACTTGTTGGCACTATACAACAGAGGGCGCCGCCTCTTCAAGAGCTGAGTTTCCTATAGGGGGTTTCCAGATAGGTTTCCTAAATCCGAAAGCAAAGACGCCAGAACAAGATCCATTATTGAACTCGTTACAGTTCGTTACAGTTCGTTACAAACCAAGTGTAACGAGTTTAGGGTGCAAATACTGAGTGAATACAACACAGTACACCACTCCAAAACAACTCGTTACACTCGTTACACCATATTTGAAATCCCAGTTCGTTTTGAACTGAGCGACCCAGCCAGAACCCTATAGAAAACTCAGAATTGGACCCCTAAACCGCTGCCCCTAAACAGAAAAAACCCGTTACACACAGGTGTAACGGGCTGTAACGAGTGTGACGAATCACACTATCAATTATGTAAAGAGCACCTCATTTGTATACAGGACCAAGGACCGAGGTCCAAGCATTTTTACCATTACCCCCAAAATAATATTTGACGAGCCCGTCTATTGTTGATAGACCACAAGTAGACGGGGGTTATTCTCTGTCTTTCACTTACAAAGGAGCAAGAAAACAATGCCTAATCATTGCTATCAATCAGTTTACATCAAAGGCCCGAGCCATTTGATTCATCATTTATATCTGGCGCTATCGAAGTCGGAGCCAGAGTTTTGCAGCACGATTGCGCCCATGCCGTTTGAGTTGTGGGCCAAGGAGACGCAGCCGGATCAGGTTATGCCTGATTGGTATGAGTGGCGCAACACTCACTGGGGTACGAAGTGGGATGTCTGCGAGGCTGAGATCGACGAGGATGGGATTGAGTATTCAGATGACCAGAAGGTTGCGTGGTTCTCGTTCAAGTGTTGGACGGCGTGGGCTCCTCCTGTCCCTGTATGGGATCGCCTTCATGCGATGGGCATTGAGGTCGAGGCTGATTTCGAGGACGAGGGTGAAATGTTTGCGGGTGCGTACAGAGATGGCGAGGAATCAAACTGGACTTACCTCGATAAAGAGGAGGCAGTGTGATGAGGTATAATCTTGTATGCATGCATTGGGTCGTGGAGAGGCTGGACGAGATCTCAAAGAGGATTGAGGAGGACATCAAAATGAACCCTGATGTCGATGTGTTCTGCGATGTGGGTGTCGAGGACCTACGGGGTGAGCTTGTTTACCAGATGGGTGTCCGCGCCCATGAGACATGGAAAGATAATGGGAGGGGTAAAGATGATGATGAATGGGAGGGGTAAAGATGACTGAAATGATCCAAGCGAAATTAATTCAAGCTGTAAAGACCCACGCCCTCAAGCATTATGAGGCTGATGGGTGGGACTATGTTGTTGAGTGCTATGGTGACGAGGAGATTGCTGTAATACTCAACGAGGAGGCCGCTGTGACGGTGTCCAAGGCCATCAAGGCTGTTGGTAAGGTTGCGAAGCACTATGACGACCTCCGCAAGGAAATCCAAGCGACTGCATTTTAATCAAGGAGACTACTATCATGAAACTAGAACTAAAGAACATCAAGCACACTGCGTGGGCTAGCGAAGAGACC